AGCATCATCAGTCGCACGTTTAGTCCTCAAGTGACTTACAGCGATTGCGCATTGTCTCGCAAACTTTGCAATGTCCTGACTGTGCCCATTCACTGCACGTAAACACCAAATGGCATCTTCCACTCCATTGCTATTGATGATGTATTCAATAGTTACCAGTTCATCATCTGCTTTTGTTTTGCCAAGTGCTGCCAATAACTTGCCCCAACCACTGATGCAAGGTGAGTGTTTGCGAATCTCAGTAAGAGTAGTAACCAGAGCCATGATAATTGCTTTCATGATTGCCATACATATTAATCAGTAGCAACTACAGTTAGTTATCAGTTATAATCAGTAGCAACTACTAATACCCCTTGGACGGACTTCTCCCAGGGAATATTCAAGTATAGGTGAAATAACCTCAAATGTCAAGCGGTATTTGCTTTGTTATCCATGTGGTTATTTGAGTGGTGATGATAACTAATCTGTGAAGGATGGTTGGTGATTTGCTCGCTTCGCTCGGTATTAGATTCTCTAATGGCTATTAGTTTGTTTGGCGTCAGGATTCCTTTGTAACACATGTAATGCATGTTCAACAGGTAACACATGTAGCTCATGTAACCATGTAACATCCCCTGATATGCCCCATTCCCGACCCCTTGTCAGTCTGCCATTATTACTCCCAGGCACCTACACACTACTTATAACTCATACCCCTCTCCTCTTCCTCTTAGTATATGACCCCCACTTTAATTTTGACAATTTCAAAAAGATAAAAAGATATTAATAATAATTAATGAATAAGAGATAAATAATAAATTAAAGATAGGGGTAAAGACAGAATGATAGAGTGAAAGGGGTAGAAACTAATGGAGAGGGTGAGAGAATAGAAACTAACAGGGATGAAAAAGGGAGGGGGCGAAATAGGGAGATTGGACATCATGTTACATAGTTACAAGTGTTACTTGATGAACCTAATGAACCTATATTACATGCGTTACATGGGAATTTGAATGAAACAGCAAAACTAATCAATCAACAGCAGACAGTAAACAAATTCTTGTTTAATTTAACAGCATCAGCAGTAGAAGCAGCCAAGACTGGAAACTGTAAATTGTGAATAACTGCCGACCTGTTGATAACTGCAAGAAACTAATAACTTGTGGATAACTAATAAGATGTGGATAACTACCGTTCGTCGGAAAGTCTTTGACATTTTTGCCCAAGTGACTATAATCTAATCACTAACCGGCAAACTAGCTGAATTATCAGCTGGCCGGATAGTGGAGTAAATGAAATGTCTATCATCAACAGTAAAGAGATCACCGTTGACACCGTGACACCATCCATCAGCATTGGCGAGATCATGGTCAGTGCGGATCGCAGGAACAACAAGGGCATCCAACTCAGTGACAGTGAGCGTATCCGTCGTGTTGTTATCCCCGCCGGCCACTGGGGCCAGCTCACAGCCACCATGAATGGCACGCCAGCACAGGGACTGACTGACATCCTTATCAATGGCCTCAAGGCTATCGCAGCCGCACGCCTGCGCGACTACTTGCAGGAACAGCCGATGGCGCGCACTGTGGCATTGGCAGATTACAGCGTATCAGCGCTACTGGCTTGGAGCGAGGAAACAGCGAGCAGTCGCGGCAGTATCACCTTTGATCGTGACGATATCATCGAGTGGTATCCCACCAGCAAGCTGTTCGCAGCAATGGCAGCACGGGGCAAGCAATTTACCGACTTCATGCAGCAGCGACTGGCAGCCTTGGCCGCCAAGAACCACGGTATCAAGAGCCCGGAGGATGCGCTGAAACTGCAAACCCTGCTGGCCGACGATGCTGATACCAGTATGGGCAGCGAGTTGATCCAGCGACTGGCGCACATCGAGAAATCACTGAATGCGCGCAAACTGGAAACAACACTCAGCATTGCCGATCTGTGAACCAGTAGCCGGCAACAAGAGAGCAAGCATCATGACAGTACTAGCAGCTACTGCGCTGATCTTGTGGTTAGGTTGGAATACCTGACAAGAGTAAGCGCTCACAACCTAAGTACCCCTACCACGGTAGGGGCTTTTTTTGGTTCTTGGATTCTCTTTTTTCCTAAGGCACGCATCTAATATTTCTAAAATTTTCAAAACTGCAGGCAACTTACTAGTAACAGCAATTGCCACATTCCTCTGTTCACAATCCTCCCCGCGGCAGTTATACTACCCAAACAATTAGCAATCTTTGGCGGCGCCAATTGCTACAACCACCAATCACCTGGAAACACCTATGCCTGCACATGTAACTCCTATTTCAGATGACCCGCTAAAGGAGAAACTCCTAGGATATCTTGCAGCTGATGTTTCACAGGCAGCGGCAGCTTTGGCTTGCGGTGTTTCTGACGGCTATGTTTCTCAGTGCTTAGAAGAGGCTGAATTTCTCAATGCTTTAGCAGTTCGTCGCGCAGGAAAACTTGAGAAGTTTATCAAGCATGATGAGACAGTTGAATCTCTTGAACAGCGAGCATTAGACGTTCTAGGCCAAAAACTGCCATTTGTGCGTACTGCCACGGAAGCTGCAAAAGTATACCAGATATTAAATAGCAGTAAGAAGCACGCTACTCCTGATCAAAGCACCGCTGATGCACTGGGTGCTCAACAAGTTACAATCACACTTCCCCGAGCTGCAGCAGTGCAGATTCAGCTTAATCCTCAGCGTCAGGTGATTGAGGTAAATGGTAGAAGCATGGCAACTTTGCCAAGTAGATCACTTCCAGCACTTTCAACACTCACGGCGGCAAAAACGCTTGAAACTTCCGAGACTCTCAAAACCAAAGATATCAACAAAGCAGCTCAGATCCTTGATAACACAGAAGTGCACAAAACCATTATCAATGGGGTTGTCAAAGTTCTATGACTCCCAATCAAGTGCTCATTGAGCAGCTGGCTAAAGAAGAACTATCAGGACTTATCCAAGGTTCTGATGATTTGGATAGTTCTGATCCAGCGCCGCCAAAGACACCAATAGCAGCCAGTATTGACGAAGAATTTGGCGAACAGGATACATTCCATGTAATGAGTGATCGCTCAACAATAGTTGACGGCGCCAGGACTAACTTGGATTTTCTTGCCCAGTTAATTCTTACTGACATCTATGAATATGGGTACCCCGCATTATTCCATGCGATTTGGCAATTAATAACAACAGATGCGCTGGCTGCCAAAGGAAAACCAAAGTACGCACTTGGTATCCCTCGCGGTTTCTCGAAAACTGTCATACTCAAGTTATACGTAGCATGGCTAGTACTTTTCAGTGACCGCCGCTTCATCCTAGTTGTCTGCAACACAGCTTCTCTTGCTGAGAACTTTCTCAGTGACGTGACAGATATGTTGAATAACATCAACATTAAAACCATTTTTGGGGCTTGGGATGCTGGATGTGAGAAGGACACTCTGGCATTTAAGAAATTCTCATTCCGAGGTCGTGATATTGTTCTTGCCGCACTGGGAGCTGGTAGTTCCTTGCGTGGTCTTAATCTTAAGTTTGTGCGTCCCGATGTAGTCATCATGGATGACATGCAAAACAGAGATGAAGCTGAAAACGCAGAAGTAGCAAAAGATTTATTAATTTGGATGCTTGGTACTCTGATGAAGGCCTGCCACCCACATCGTTGTATTTTCATATTCGTTGGAAACATGTACCCGTTTGAGGGTTCAATCTTACGAAAACTAAAAGTATCAGCTGAGTGGACCTCTTTTATTACTGGTGCAATCCTCGCAGATGGCAACAGTTTATGGCCAGAACATCGCTCGCTAGAAGATCTGCTGCTGGAACTCCAATCAGATACTGACATGGGGCATCCTGAGATCTTCTTTAGTGAGGTAATGAACGATGAGGAATCAGGGACAGTAAGTGGAATCGACGTCAGTAAGATATCCACGGCGCCAGACTACTTAGATACTCTTGTTGCCCAGGGAGGTTGTGTTATTATTGACCCATCTCTTGGCAAGAAGAAATCCGATGATGTTGGTATTGGTGCCTTTCTGATCTTTGATAGTATCCCAGTTCTCTGGGATCTTGCTGTTGGAAAGTTTTCACCCCTTGAATGTATTCATAAAGCTACTGAGTTTGCAGCGAAATACTCAATGCAACTTATTATATGTGAAGGCGGTGCGTATCAAGCAACTCTTATTTTTTGGTTTAATCACGTATACCAGCAAATGGGTATTGAGGGCTTCAAAGTAGGCGAGATCACAACAGGTGGTATGCAAAAGAACGCCCGCATTATCGAGATGTTTAAGTTGTTGCTTTCTGGAAATATCCTACTTCATAAGCGTGTTAGATCTGCTGTTATCTATCAAATAACTCAGTGGAATCGTATGAAAGCAAATAATAAGGATGAAATCCTTGATCTACTAGCATACATCCACAAAGTCAAAGAACTTCATGCTGAGTACCTACCTCTGTTGATTTCTGACATTGAAGTTGTTACAATGCCAGCAGCATCCCATACTGATGATCTCCAACTCCCTTTCTAAGGACTACAAATGGCCACTGCTTCTACCCCGCTCCCACTACCAACTGCTGCACAGGCTGGTGTCATTAGTTATTTCAAAACAGCCGTTGAAACTTACGCGTCATCTTACAACATCAGACCTCAACTGCTGCTGAAAGACTTGATCTACTATCGCGAGTTAGATCAAACAACCCAACAGCGTCGAGCAAAGGTTGCCAACAATTCAGGAGACGCCAGCAAATTACAGAACCTTACAATCCCTGTAGTGATGCCACAAGTAGATTCGGCTTTGGCAGATTTGCAGGAAATATTTCTGACTGGTTATCCCATCTTCGGAACAGTAACAGTACCTGGGCAGGAAGATGCTGCTGGGCAGATGGATACCATCATCGGTGAGAATAGTGTGCGAGCTGGATGGCCGCTGCAATTGCTACAAGTTATGCGAGATGGATTGAAATACGATCTCGGGGCTGTGGAAGTTATCTGGGAGAATAAGAAACTGTTTGCAATTACAAGCCCAGAAGCAACAAACATTACGCAAGGCGCGTTACTTGATACTTATTATCAAGGAAATTTCCTGAAACGTCTTGATCCGTACAATTTAATCCTAGACCCGCGGGTGAGTCCTGATAAGAATCATTTAGAAGGAGAACTTGCAGGATACAGCGAACTAATCTCCAGGATTGAGATGAAAAAGCGTATGGAGAATCTACCAGCACTTGGCACCATGAATTTTGCGGATGCATTTAATTCTCCCAGCTCTGTCGGTGCTACTGGAGACCAGTCCAGCTCTTACTACGTACCCCAAATCAACCCCGACGCACTCCTGCAGCCGGGAGATTTGACACAAACCGTCAACTGGTTGCAATACATGAATCTGCCAGGGGCCCTCAACAAGACCAGTGCTGAACACAAATCATCTTACGAGTGGACAGTGTTGTATTGCAGGATTCTTCCCAGCGATTTTGGCATGACTGTCCCGAACAAGAACCACGTGCAGATTTGGAAATTCATCATTGTTAACCGCAATGTTGTTATCTTCGCAGAGCGCCAAACCAATGCTCATAACTATCTGCCAATCATTGCCTGCAAACCCTCAGCAGATCCACTTGGTTGGCAGGCTAAATCTTTCGCGGATAACGCCGCTCCTATTCAAACTGTTGCTTCTTCGCTACTGAATTCAGCCTTAGAATCGCAGCGTCGTAAAGTCTATGACCGTCTGCTATACGACCCCAGCAAGATTAACAAAGCAGACATTGATAAAGTATCAAGTGTTGCCAGGATACCAGTTAAAAATGTAGGTTACGGCAAGAACATTTCTGATAGCATTTATCAGATTCCATACCGAGATGATGGAGTTGCTGAGATCCTGCAGTTCTCGCAGCAAGTAACAAACATGGCGGATGCCATCAATGGGCAGAATCGTGTATCACAGGGCCAGTTCCAGAAAGGTAACAAGACGCGCCGTGAATTTGAAACTGTCATGAATAAGGCAGATTCACGAGGGCGTATGCGAGCACTTGCACTTGAGTTCTCTTTCTTTGTTCCAATCAAAGAAATTGTCAAGAGTAACATCTTGCAGTTTCAACCGCCAACAAAACTGGTAAATCGGGACACCAAGAGTGAAACAACTATTGATCCGCAGAAGTTGCGAGAGGCTAACCTGTCATTCATGTTATCTGATGGTTATGCTCCATCAGAGAAACTTATGGGTCTGGATCTTGTATTGCAGTTTATGCAAGCTGCACAGGCAATGCCAGAAATTCGCATGCAATATGATTTGATGGGAATGTTCCTGTACAATATGAAACTATCGGGTGCAAACTGGCTCGATGCTTTTAAATACACGCCAGATCAGCAGAAAACAGCACTCGGCCAAATGCAGGCGTCTAGCGCTGCTGCTAATCCAAATCAACCTCCCGCAGCTACCCCTTCTGGAGTCCAATAATGATACAGCGAATCACACCAAGAATAGGAAAATATGATTTCAGTGACAGCGACTTAGTGCGAGCCAAGATGTTGTCGCAAGAATCTATTGCCTATCTGGAACACCAGGCTACTGACCTAGTAGCCGAGCTTGTGAATATTACGTTCAGCAGTGATCCTGTCATACAGCATGAGCAAATCTTCCAGTATATTGCGACTCAATCCAGATATAGATTTTTGATGGAAACTCTTGCAGAAGTGCAGGAGACCTATGAGCACCTAGCAGCAGCAGACGGGGCACCTGCTATTGCATCAAACCCGCCCACAACCTTCTAGGAGATTCTCATGAGCTTTCTTAACTCGCTTTTCAATACTGCTACTGGCACACCAAGTACTGGCGGACGTCCTGGCGCTCCTGCCCCTACTGTTACCCCAGGTGCTCCAGCTGTTGCTGCGACCCCTGCTGCGCCTGCTGCACCAGTAGAGCCTTCATTCACTTCCGAGCTTGATAAATTCAAGTCGATGTGGCAAACTCCTACTACAGATGATGGAAAACCGGTCCAAGCTCCTGTTGATCCACTGTCTCAACCAGTTTTCACACTTGATAGACAAAAAGTTATTGATTCTGCCGGTAAAATGAACTTTACTGGTGAGATCAATCCAGAACTTCTTCAGAAAGCGCTAGGTGGTGATGGCAATGCTCTTGCCGCTATCATTGACGGCGCAGTACGAAATGCTGTTGCAGGTGTTACGCTGTCGCAAGCCGACTTGCTTAACCAAGCTATGCTGACCAACAATCAGCGGGTTACTGCGGCACTTCCTACTCACATCAACCGGACTACCCTGCTTAATAGCCAAACAGATGATCCGGTACTCTCTCATCCCGCAGTTCAACCGCTGTTAACAGCACTCAAACAAACAGCATTCGCAAGGAATCCAAACGCGAAACCTGCTGATATTGAAGCTGAAGTTCACAACTACATTCGCGGCCTTGCTACTGCTGTCGTTGATAGTTCTCCCGAGAACATCAAACGGCAACAGCAACAACAGGCCGGGGAGGTTGATTGGATGTCAGCTCTTGGTATTCCAGCAACTACGCAACGTTAATTCCTGCAACGGTTTCTGGTTCGATAATCTCAGTTTCAAGGAGTTTTTAAATGCAAGTACGAGGTCGAGTTGATAGTGGAGATAATTATCTCCGTCCACAAAGTCCCGGCGATGTCCTGATGGCCCAACAACAGGTGGTGGCTATTACCACTGCTGGTGCTGGGACTCTGACGGCTGCCGCTATGAATGCTGGTATTGTGGACCGCTCTGGTCCCGGTGCGGCATATAACGATACCTTGGATATTTCTGACAATCTGGTTGCAGCAAATCCGGGTCTTACCAAGGGTGATACTTTTCGATTCACCTTCCGCAATACTGTTGCCTTCGCAATGACAATGGTAGCGGCCGAGGGTGCTGAACTGGATGGTGCAAACACTGCCTGTGCAGCTTCACTGGCGCGAGATTATCTTGTCACTATCTTGGCTACCAAACGCAAGAATGTGTCATATGTTTCAAGTACCAATGCTAGCGCAGTTTTGACAGGTTTCACTGAGGCTCAGATCAAAGCAGTGGAACCTGGCATGGGAGTTTCTGGTACCAACATGCCTGCGAGTGGCACAGTTATCGGTGTTAATGCACTGGCAAAAACTGTCACGCTGTCTGGCAATGCTACTGGCACTGGCACACAAGCTGTGACATTCTTCCCGCGATACATGGTCAAGGGCATCTCTGCCGCTGCGATCTAATCGGCAGTTTCATTTCAACAACTTCAACTATTAGGAGCCTAAAATGGCTGTTGGTGGATTCAATACTTCTGTCATCCCTGATGACCTGGCCAAGAAAAGTTTTCCGGCCGCTATTACCCGTCTGATGCCAAATGGTGGTGCGCCACTGTTTGGTCTGACGGCTCTGCTGAAAGAAGAAACTGCTGTTCAAATTGAACACGGGTTCTACAGCAAAACCATGGTGTTTCCGTCAGTGACACTTGCTGCAAACGCGGCTATCGGTGACACTACTCTTACTGTGGTCTCTACTACAAACATCCTGCCCGGCATGGTGATTCGTGCTGACAGCACCAACGAGAACATTCTCGTGACGGCTGTTATTGGTGCTACTCAGATTGCAGTGCAGCGTGGGTTTGGTTCTGTTGCTGCTGCTGCTGTTCTCAGTGGTGTGAGTCTGTGGATGGTTGGTAACGCATACGAAGAAAGTTCGTTGCGCCCCAATAGTCTTATCATCATCCCTCAGCGTGTGATGAATCTGACGCAGATCTTCCGCAATACCTGGGCAGTATCGGAAAGCACTCGCGCTACAGTAATGGCTGCTGGTGACTCTGCTGTTGCTGAGAGTCGGGCTGATTGCTCTGCTTTCCATGCAGTCGATATCGAAAAAGCCAGCATCTTTGGCCAGAAGTATCAGGGTACCAGGAACAACCAGCCTATTCACACTATGGATGGCCTGATCAGTTTCTTGACGCAGCAAGCGGCTGGCAACATCACAACGCTGGGCGCTACTACCACGTACACTCAACTGGAAGCGGCTCTTGATCCGTGCTTCAACCAAGTTACTGATCCGAAGTCTGTTGGTGAGCGTCTGCTGTTTGTTGGTGGTTTCATGCGCCGTGTGCTGCATCAGATCTTCCGACTGAATGGCACCTACTTCATCGAAGATGGCCAAACTAGCTGGGGGCTGCAATTCGATAGTTTCAAAATCCCACGTGGCCGATTCAATATCATTGAGCATCCTCTGCTCAATGCTTATGGGCAATCTGCTACCTGGGCCAAGATGGCTATTGGTGTTGATCTCACCACTTTCAATCTCGCGTATCTGAATGGTCGCAAGACTACTAGTCGCGAGTTCAACATGGATGGCAATGTAGTGGATAACGGCGTCGATGCTGTTGGTGGTACGCTTACAAGCGAACTGACCTGCACTGTGCGCAATCCCGCTGCTGATGCTGTCCTGTATAACGGCACTGCTGGTGCTGTTGGCTAAAAGTCTCCAGAGGGTGTAGCAAGTAACTTGCTACTTTGCACGGTGGACCTAAGAAATTCACCGTGCTTTTTCTGGAAACTTAACTCGTAAATGCCCCACTGGAGAATAAACATGTCAACCTTTCGTCACCTGATCGCAAATTCCACCTTCATCATGCCAACTGGCAAAGTCTGCGTATTCGCAGGTGCTGCTGGCGGCCATGGCATCTACACAACTACTGACGAGGATGAGGTAAAGGAGTTGCGAAAATTGGCAGTGCAGCCTACTGTGCAAATCTCAGAACTCAAAGAAGTGCCAGTTCCGGCTGAACCTAACAAGGTAACAGTAGATCTGGAGCAGCCTGCCAAACCCGCTGATCCTTCTCTTGCGGCAGCTGTTGCAGACGCTGGAAACAGTGCAGTAATAGCAGCAAATCCGGCAGTTTCCGCTACTACTGCAGACCTCGGCAAGATCATCGCTGCTGCCAAGGCTGGTAAATAGTTCAGGAGATTTTCGTGAGCTTGTATACAGACACCTATGATGCGGTTGTTGCTGATGTTATCAGTTTAACCAATCGACCTGATCTTGTGGCAGAGACTGAAATTGCAGTGCGGACTGCAACTCTCAGTTGTCATGGATTTGGGATGTATCCTAGGGATTTGAACACACAGCTCATTAAAATTACTGCCCCTTCTTACATTCAATCGCTAGATACAACCACTCTGATGCCACGAATTCGCGGACTAAGCAGTGTTTTTATTTCGGATGCTAATGATGACCCCATGGCATATCCTGAGATCGAGGTTACTGACATCAGCGATATACGAGACCCTGAGTATAGGCACATGAAGAATAATATAGCCTACATGGCTGGAACTGTTGTGCATATCAGATCAGAGGTGCAAGCATATGGATATCTGGTGAGCTATTATCAATATCCTAGTACTGTGCGAGCATCTTATAACAGTTGGATTGCTCAGCTTGCAAAAGATATCATTGTAATGTATGCAGCACATCTTGTGTTACGTGCAAATGGCAATCAGGAGAAGGCTAACAGCTTCTTCAAGTTTGTGATGGAAATTCTAAAACCACAGCTTGACTCCAATTTCCTAACAACAGTCAGTAGATAGCAGGAGCAATAGAATGACTATAAATGTTTGGGGCGGTGATGGTGTCAATGCTTTTGCAATTCCTCTTGAATCTGCTACGCCTGCAGATACTGGCTTGGTTGGCCAGACGCTTGTCTGGAATCCTGTAACTCAACTGCTTGAATGGCAACAGCAGCTTGCAGCTAACAATACATACACGCCTACTGCTCCGATGGTTGCTACCACTGTGCAGGCTGCTATTGATGAAATTACAGGTGTCAGCGGGGCAGGTAGAATACCTTTCATCCAATCAGGCACAGGTGCTGTTGCTACTACTGCTCAAACCGAGTTACGCAGGACAGTACACATCAAACAATTTGGTGCTGTTTGCGACGGAGTTACGGACGATACTACAGCAATTCAAAATGCATTAAATAGCGGAGCAGACCGCGTGCTAGCTTCTGGCACTCCTAAATTCACCGCTCAACTTACAGTGCCTGGATTTACTACGCTAGAGGGGGAAGGAAAATACCAAACTGTATTCACAAAAGCATTCAATGGCGATGCTCTTATACTTGGAACTGGATCAATTCTCAAACACTTGCAAATAAATGGGCAAGGTGCTACTTATACTGGGCGTGGAGTATTGATTAATACTGGCACAACGAACCAAACTATTGACGTCTGTTTTCTAAAGAATTTCAGTGATTATTGCCTTGAGTTTACCGCAGCTAGTGCTGGGTCTGGTTTTCATGCGACACCTGGAACTGAGATGTGGAGAACTGTAGCTGGCGATGTATGCGTAAAATTGCCAACAGATGTATCTGCGTCACCGCGACATTTTAACGGAGTTAATACTTCATCTTATGTATTGGTAGATACTGGTGGTGCAGATAACACGCTGATTACTGGTTGTTATACACGAAATATTACTTACGGTACTGCATCAGCAAAAGTTATTGCAGTCGGTAATAGAATTTCAACAACTGGATCAAATTGCACTATTAATGGAGTTAATCACATATTTTCTGGAAACGATGTAGCAGGTTCTATAGAGCTTGGCTCAAGTCTTACATCTTCCACTATTTCAGGTAATTATTCCGCTACAACACCACAAATTATCGACAATTCCGCTTCTTCCTCAAATTTTGTAGATCGATATGAAACAGATTTCACTCCAGTTTGGACGGCTTCCTCAGTTAATCCTGTTTTGAATGATGGTACTTTGACAGGAAGACTATTCAGAGCAGGAAGAACCATTACGGTTCAAATGTATTTGACGATTGGAGCAAGTACAACTACAGGAACTGGTATATGGACATTTAGTCTTCCGGCGTCGCTTTCATTCTTGAAGGCAAGTAGGGTGTCAATGGGGTCGGCATATGGACTTAGGACGGGCGTTGCATTCCAGGTAGGAGCAACAATAACCAACACATCACCGACTACGCTGGGAATAACCATCATTTCTCATGCTGGAAGCAACAATTGGGGTCCGGCAGTTCCCGTGACATGGGCTGCGAATGATTATGTGAGAATGCAAGTAACCTATGAACTAGCATGAACTACCCAATGGATAAGAAAAGCATGGATAGGTTATGAAAATAGCCCTCTACATCGGCTCCCACACCAAAGACACTCCTGGAATTAGTCTAGGTTGATAACTTGTACGTGTTGCCCATAACCAGAAAGTCAGTAAACATGACCCAAGACATCATAGTTTCCGGAAAATTAGAACTGACTGAGCGTGAATTGCTAATTGCACAACACGCAGCAGATATGGCAGTTAAGAAAATGTGGGAAGAGTTTTATAAAGAGGGCGGTAAAACTCTTTTTAAGAAAATCCTCCCAGTATTAGGGCTTCTTACCATTGGGTTCGTTATGGGTAAGAGTCCCGATATTGGTAAATTATTTATCATCTTTTTTGGCAAGGGATAACCCATGGCATACACCCCAAATGCAACAGATGCTACACAGCCTATAGATACTGTTAAAGCAAAAACTGCCGCTGCTGAATTTCGCGCAATCAAGGCTTATTTAAATAGTATTGTGGCGGCAGGACTTCCAGCAATGGCAGGCAACGACGGATCTATTTTGACGGTTGTTGCAGGTGCCGCAGCATGGCGACAACCAGACGCATACTTTGAACACATCACTTTTTATTAAACCACTTTCTAGTTTGAAAGGTAATCATGTCTACTCAACCGCTTTTTGCAACAACTATCATTTCTGCCGCTGTTAACATTGCCACTGCTAACCCTAATAGGGATGGCACGGGTACAGTTGGCACGCTTTATACGGCTCCTGCAAATGGTGCGCGTATTGATGAGATTAAGATCAAGGCAAAGGTCACTACTACCGCGGGCATGATCAGAATATTCTTGCACAGTGGTACAGCATATTTTCTGCTGGCTGAAGTGTTGGTTACTGCAATCACTGCAAGTGCAACAGTTGCTGCGTTTGAAACAAGCCTCTATGAACTTGGGCTGGTACTCAAATCCGGTTGGAGCATCAGAGTAGCTACCGAGAAAGCTGAGTCTTTTGACATCAGCATTGTTCGTGGCGGCGAGTTTTAAGCTCTTCTGGAGTATAGCATGAATTTAGGCCTATTTCCAGTACTTGGTAAACCGCGACCAGACATTGTACAGCCAGGAGACGTCAGAGTTTGGTCTGTTGGCGCCGTAGTTGCAATACTCCCAGCAACTCTTGCTGCTTCCATTAATACTGGAAGTGCTGCTAACACTTATCTTGTCCAGAAGACGGGACTATATAAGTTACGGCTTGGAAATACTCCTTCTGGCGGAAGTACATCCCTTACAGTAGGTTTCTACAAAATCCCCGCAGGATTGCCGATGATATCTAGCAATGCAATTTTGGCATTTTCAACTGTCTGGGACTGGAGCGTGGCAAATAATATTTCAGTGCTAATTTATCTACAGCAGAATGACAGGGTGTATCTTGCTGTTGACCCGCTTGTTTCTGGACTTGAGACCTGGGCGCCTGCTACTTATTTAGGCGTTTCAGCTGCATCATGAGCACTCAAACATTCAGGGGTAAGTTGACAACTGCCCAGTTTCCGTTTGTCTCTACTCTGCAAGGTCGCACTGCTGTGCAACCGCAGCTAGATCTGAATACGCCGAAGCGCCAAACAACTCAAGCGGAAGGTGAGTCAGAATCAAATACCCCGCAAGTGCTCTTCTGTGAGAATGTAATACCCACAGGAGAGGGTTATCAATCTTGCACATTTCAAAGAGTATTGGAAGGTGTCAGTGCCACAAGTACTGATTTTGATAGCCTGATAACAATCAGAGATACAGATGAATTCGCATACATATTCTCCCCGGCTGGTGGCAAGAACTATATCTACAAGCCGCTAACACAACTTTGGGAAAGTGTCAATCCAATCAATGCTGGAGGTTTAGAGGTTTCAAGAGCATATGTTAATGGCCGTACATTCATATGTTACAGTGGACTTGGAATCTATGAATATAACGTAACTGTTAATACTTTTAACAAGCAGACACTGACTGGAATAACGGACACCGATATCAAATGTATCGGAGCTAGCAACAATTATCTACTCGCAGGAATTGGCAACACTGTGCACTGGAGTAGTTTGATTGACCCTCTTGACTTTGCACCGAGTGTAATAACCGGTGCGGGCTTTCAGATACCCCAGGATCTTAAAGGTTCTATCACCGCAATCCTTGGAACTAATGGTGGATTTATAGTCTACACTCTTGTGAATGCAGTGGCTGCAAATTATAGTGGCAATATCAGAGCTCCTTTCGCTTTCAAGGAGATTGCAAATGCTGGTGGAATCACGAGCTATGAGCAGGTTACAACAGAACAATCTTCTGGTATACAATACGCCTGGACTAGCAACGGTGCGCAAGAAATCACACTCCAGTCTGCGAAACCTTTGAATGGAGAGGTCAATGATTTCTTTACAGGTAGGATGTATGAAACTTATAACTGGGCTACACATGCCTTGGTACAGCTTCGTACAACTGGAACTGAATTTCAAGTGAAAACTGCATATATAGCGGGTCGTTATCTTGTGCTCTCCTACTCCGTGGACGGTAGTAACGTATATCAGTACGCTTTGATCTATGATACAACACTTCGGCGCTGGGGAAAGGTAAAAATAGACCATGTAGACTGCTTTGCTTATCGCCAAGGTTCGATAGTGGGTGATTTGAGTTACGATGATCTTGCGTTGACCTCCTATGAAGATCTGCAAGATACAACCTATGAAGGACTTGCAACTGGCATTGTCACTCCAATCTCCTCTAAGCGTAGCATCGGTTTCTTAAAAGCCAATGGTGAAGCTCACGTGCTAATAGCAGATTACAACAAAGACACTCAGCATGCTGGTGTTGTTATTTTTGGAAAGTTTCAACTCGTACGCGCCAGGGTGTGTACCCTCAACAGTTTTGAGCTTGAAGGCACCTATCATGATCTCACCGATGGTACCCCGTCAGTTTCCTGCTATGCAATGGCGTCACCAGATGGCTTGAATCTGAGTGCGGGACAGCCAATGTATCTCAAGCAAAGCCTTGGAAACTATTTTCAAGAATGGCTGAAACGCATCACAGGCAAAAACGTATCAGTGGCAGTCTGCGGTACATTTGCACTTAGCACATATGTTGCCACTGCTGGCAGTGATGGGGATAGGTAATGGCAATTAGCTCAAAAATCATCACAGGGCTTCCGCAGATTCCTCCTGATGGAACACCGCCTGAACTGTATGATTTGTTCTTTTTGGTATTCCGGGCTATTCAACAGTTGCAATTAGGAGTATCAAAGTACGCTGGAATTGATCCTGAGGCACAAGAGTACTGGAGTTCTCTGATTCATCAAGATACGCTTCTTGAGGCTAATCTTATAAAGATGTATCCGATTGCAAGTGTCCCAATGGCTAGGGGACAACTGGCAAACCTATACAGTGACGCCGGCATCCTAAAAGCTAGACTTGCTCGGGCAGACACAATGGCAACAATGGCACATGGAGTTGTTAATAGTTCTGCAGCCGCCGGAGAGCAGTTTGAACTATGGTGGATGCGCGGATGCTCAGATGCATTCTCAGGCATGGCAGTAGGAACACAATACTGGCTATCTCCTAGCGTTGCTGGTGCCGTTACTGCAACTCGTCCAGTGGCTATTGGCGAGATCGTGCAATCTATTGGATTCTCCTTGACAGCAACGTTGCTTCAGCTGGATATTAATTCTCAACCGCAACAACTTTAACTGAGGACTGTTATGCCACTGCCTTTGATTGCTGCGGCTTTAATGCCACTTGCCAATAAACTGTTTAGTAATGGTCTTAATATCCTTGGCAACGCGCTATTGAATAAGGGAAAAGAGGCCATTGAAGAGAAACTAGGAGTTGACATTGAGGAGCTAACCAACTCTGACGAAGGCTTACTGAAACTCAAGCAGGCTGAACTTGACCACGAGGAGTTTCTTATAACAGCAGCTATTGAAAACCGTAAACTTGACATGGAAGAGCTAAAGGTTGGAGTTGACAATACAACATCCGCAAGAGAGATGAATACTGCGTTGCAGACTTCCGCCGAAGCAATGGCCTTTGTTAAGGTGTTGCCCTATATTCTTGATGCGGCCATTGTTGGTGGCACTTTGTTGATCGGACTGATCCTATTTTGGGTGAAGATTCCAATAGAAAACAAAGAGTTGGCATACACCATGTTTGGTGGACTCCTAGCACACTGTAGCACTATTCTTAATTTCCACAGGGGAAGTAGCAGTAGTAACCGCGGCAAGGATACCGTTATTGCGCATCTTACGACAGGGAGTAAACAATGACACTTGGACATGAGCAAGAAGAATTTACAAAAGACGTCGTATTCTTAGTGACCAGGGCGTGGGAACTTGGTTATTCTGTACGTTTAGGAGAAATCGAACGTACCATCATCACACAGGAGTACTATGTTAAAACTGGGCGTAGCAAAACACTTGATTCTTTGCATCTTAGGCGGCTCGCTGTTGATCTCGTTCTACTGCGGGATGGTAAGATCTGCAATAGATCTGAGATTGAACCACTTGGCAACTACTGGGAAAGCCTTAATCCAAAAAATAGGTGGGGTGGTTCGTGGCGAGGATTAGTGGAAGCTGGTAAAAGTAAGTTTGTAGATGCTCCGCATTTTGAGCGGAGTGTGTAACCCTTCCCTGGTTGCATTTACATGAAACTCATGGCATACTACTAATAATAAATGGTGTATTTCTTAGATCAGGAACAGGACTAACAAATGGCTACTCCTAAGACACTTCCGCAAGATACCATGGGTCAACAGTTGTTGATGCAACTGCTTGGAGGTGGTGGACAAGAGACCACCTCCATGAGTCCTGGCAATATAGGGCCTGCTATGCAGGTCTTTGGCCAAGCTGCCACTCCCATGAATCCTGAGATGCTAAAAGCGCTCATGACAATGATTCAGCAGAATGCAGCGTCGGAAGTACCGACACTAACAGCAGCCCTGGCCAATGCCACAGGTGCCAGATCGTCTGCTAATTCTCCCTTGGCATTGGCGCTTGATACACAACGTAGCGGTGCTAATAATCAGGCACTGGTTGCAATTATGGAGAACAATCTTAAGCAGATGCAGCAAGCAAACCAAGCAGCCGGAACTATTGCAGGAGCTACAAAGGGAACAGCCCAGACAAAGACAGGCGGTGTAAGAGATCCAATGCAAATGCTGCTTGGAGGTTTCTTGCTCAACAAGGCAGATAAATCTGGTATGTTTGGAAAAACTGGCAAGAAGTTGTCAGAGCTGTTTGGTGGAAGTAAAGATCTCGCAGGGGGACTCACTGCCGGCAATGCTGCCGTAGATTTTGGTGGTCCAGTGGATTATAGTCTTGGCGGCACAGGTGGTGGTGGTATGGGGTTTTCTGCTGCTCCTGGTGGTTTTCCAAGTTTTGATGCTACTGCTCTCGGCAACTACGAACTTCCAAACTACGATTTTGGTGGTGCAGATATGGCAGGTTCATTCAATCCTGGCTCCTGGGATTTTGCAGCAAACTATGACCTGGCTTCTGGTGTCGATCTCGGAGGTACTGGACTTAATGCATCCGGTCTTGACATGTCTCAGCTATTTAGTTTTGCAGACGGTGGAGACTTGAGCAGTCCTGCAAAGCAGCAAGTAAGTAGAGCTGGTGGCAAAGGCTTGCTTAGTTCCAGAGGGGAAGCTCTCAGGGCAGCAGAAGAGAATGCTATGGCAGGTCTTGATCCAAACGCAGCGCTCAAAGCTGTAATTGCGGCTGCGATGCAAAACCCACAAAAAGCACTTGGAGCTACTATTAGAAATCCAGGCGGTCTGTTTCCAGCGGGTGAACCAAACCCAATAGATTTCTTGTTGCGATATTTGATGCCTGGACAACCGGATAACATTTTTAGTTATGCAGATGGCGGTAGTTTAACAGGCCCGGCGGCAGGAACACCTGTAGTCTCTCGTAACAGACCTATGATGGGAACCGCTCCAACTAAACCTCGGCAGTCCGTTACCGGCAGTACTGGGGCAAACTCAAATCAACTTGCTGGCATGTCTAGCAGTTTGATGAATGGCGCGCAACAACGTATGACTGCTGAGCAATTCGCAGCCTTGCGGGAGACAATGATGGCAGGTAGGCAAGAGCAAGAAGACAAAGCCATGAAGAAAGGTGCTACTATTGCTGCAACAAATGTTGGCATGAGTCAGATTCCAGGATATGGTCAGATGTACGCGCTTGCAAATTTCATGAGCAAAGCTGCAGGCGGTCCTGATTTTGGCGAGCGCTTATACACTTATCATGAGAAACCAATTGAAATCTTGGACCAGCTTCATGGGCCCGTGCTAGATGTTGCTGAGCGTGTAACAGAGCCATTTGTGACTGGAGCTAAGAGTATTGCTGGAGACCTCAGTAACGCACTCAGATTTGCCGATGGCGGCCCAACTGTGGGAAGGATTTCAGGTCGCGGCACGGGTACCAGTGACAGCATAACAGCTAGATCTACAGTACCTGGCGGCAAACCTATCCAAGTGAGCAATGACGAGTACATTCTTCCAGCTGACACCGTAGACATGATTGGAAGACAGTTTCTTGATCAGTTGATTGCTGCTACTCACATGCCAGTGCGCCGGTAAACCTATCAGGAGTTGCAAATGAACTTTGAATTGAACCCTGATGACTTCAGTGGACAGCAGTCATCCAGTCGCAGCAGTATGGAAAGCATCAGCACTGCTGGGTATGATCCGCAACTTCTATCCAATTTCATGAAATCAGCAGTCTCTTTCACAGGAGACGTTGACAAGGCTATGGCTGAAATTGCTGTAGCTGCTGCTGATCGTAAGAAGGCAGAAGAAGCACAGCAAACTGCTATCGTTGACTATGCTACAAAAGCAGGAGAGGCAACCACTGCATCTGTTGCCGTTGATGCCGCTGCTGCTGCACGTCGCAAACAGATTCTGGATCATGCTAACATGAATCCAGATGTTATAAGTAGCATGATCAATCAGGCATTTGCTTCTATCAACGAAACAGCATCACAGCTTGAACCACTTGGTAGCGAGATTGACGCAAGGGCTGCTGTTGGTATTTTTGATAATCCGCTAGAATATCTTGTGAACCAAACAAGACTTCCTGGGATGGTCGGAGAATATAACGCTATCGCTGAGCGCCAGAATCGCGCAGTCCAAGCAGCGCGTGATTTGCAAACTCTTGCCGGTACACAGCAGCAAATCTCCGCGTCAATGGATGCTGACAAGATTGCTGCTATGGGTGTTGCCAAGGCTGCTGCTGAGGCATCTGCTGCCCAAGCAAAACTTGCAGAAGTACAACAGCAAGCAGCCGGTGCAACTCAACGAGACATTGCTACTAAACTTGCTATGACTGGGCAGAAACTTGATACGTCTGCACAGATGGTTAGATTATCCAAAGAATTTAAGCAAATGTCAGTTGCTGATCGCGAGCGGCTTGAGAACGCAGAAGCGATGGATTTGGAACTGGAACGTATCAACAACTGGCTTGCAATGGCAGGTAGCAATACTCAGTATAATAAAGTGCTGTGGAAATCTACTCCGGCGCAAGTACGCAATCGCCTGCTTGAATATGCAGGCACCGGTAAAATTGGCCCAACCCTATTTGAAGCTGTGACAGCTCTCCAGGATGTTCGTGGTGATCTTTCCAAGATTGCCAATGAAGGTGATGCGGCTGCTACTAATTGGTTGCGTAGATCTTTTGCACTGGCAGAGTCCAAGAAAGCTGATATCGTAAGGCTTACGGAAGCTAAAGGTGGCAAAGTCAACATGAAGGAATTGCCGCAGCAAGCCTTTGATGTTGTACAACAGCAGTACGATTCTGAAGTTATGGATATGAGTAAGGCATCAGACTCAAATCCACGTAAGATTGATTACACTTTCGCGACAACTAACTACAAGTTGGATGGCGAGAATAGAGTAGTTGACTGGCTTAAGGAATTTGGACCAGCAGGAAAAACTCCAATCTCAGAAACTGTTAGTGAGGCGGTGATTCTTGACAAGCTTGCTAATGATATTGCTGCTGGCAATATTACTGTTGGCGATGCTGCTTCGCAAGTAGCTGAGTTCTACAAGATGGGAGTACAAGTGCAAGCTGAACGTACTAAATATCCAATCTTTGGGCTTGAGTATGTTAACAAATATGTTGTTAAAACTCCGCGAATGCCAAAAGGTGTTGATCTTACGAACCAAGCCGCAGTAGAAACAGTTCTTGCAAAAGAAACTGCAAGAAAAATCCTACTTAAGAACCCAGCAACTATGTTTAGTCCTGCTGTTCCTGAAATTCCACCGCAGATGCGTTAATAAGGTAAATCATGGGACTTTTTAATGACTCGCTCAGCTACGCAGTTGATACTACTGCTATCCAAGCAGGTGACCTTAACTTCGGGGATAAGGCTGGAGGTGTTGTAGCTGGAGCTGTAATCTCAGGTCTAGGCAGCATCTATAACACTGGTGTTGCAGTCAACAATGCACTCGGCGGCAATGCTGAGGCAGTAGACACCTATAACAAACTCTCAGAACTTGACGACAACTGGGCTACTTATTACAAAGAGAACCAAGCTGCTATTGATGTCGTCGGATTTATCGGTACAAGTTTGCTTCCTGGGAGTCTTGCTGTCAAGGGGCTCAATGCCGTTCGTGCCGGCGAAGGTGTTGGTGCTTTTGGCCGTGCGTTAAACATCCCACGGACAATGCAGTCACGCTATCTCAGTCGCGCGATCGCTGAACTTGAAACTGCCGGGGGCACCGTATTTACGAGACTCAATGCCAATAAGATTGGAACAATGACCTGGGAGTTTGCAGATCAAACGCTACAAGCTGCTGCTTTTGAACTTGGAGTTGCTTTGACAATGAAGCAGTCTCCGCTGCTTGCAGATGACAGCTGGTGGGATATTGGCAAAGGCATTGCTACCGGGGCTGTTCTTGGTGGTGTGATTGGAGGGGGCATCCAAGCACTAGCACTTAATAAGAGTTTCAAGAGTGCAATCACTGAAATTGATAAGCGAGCTATGGGATATACTGCCATAGAGGGCAGCGGACTTGCCAAATTTGATATTAGCGCAGGAGATAAAGCATACGGATTGCTTGATTCTGTGATGAAGATACCAGACAATGTGCTGAGCAAAGATGCTATTCTTGAAGTCGCCTTCCAGTTGGGCAGTGGCCCTGTCAGCAAGAAAGTTGACCTGACAAAGGTATTAACTGACGTTGCCAAGGGTAGCACAAAAACTGCCATGCAGGAATTTGAACTGCAACTCCGTAAGATAGCATCTGGCGAAGGTGCGGCTACAGGCGGTAGCAATCCAGAGGGTGCTGCTGCACTTGCTGATTTTGTGCTTGGCAAATTCGCTAGTCTTAAGCAAAAGGGGGCAACTCCTGCTCAGATTCGAGAAGAGGTTGGAGACTATCTTCTTAGTCTGCGCAAGGTTGTAAATGCCACAGAAGATAGTCTTTACACGGCAGATGACCTATTCTATTTCAAGCAGAAACTTACACCTGAGGATTTAGCTGGCGTCAAAGGTGTGGAGGATTTACGGGATCGTACAGTCAGAACTACTCCGTTTGACAAGAATGCCTATGAGAAGCCTTACATATTCATGGGAACGCAAGAAGAACTGGCTAACATGAAATTGGCGCGGATAGGTGCTAAGGGAGAGGATAGCTTTGCAAATCTAAAAGAGGCTTGGGAAGCTGGCTATAACATGGCCATGAATAGCGATGGAACTCTTCGTATCAATCCGTCTAGCGGTAAGTGGAAGCGAGTAGTCGATCCTGTTTTTGACCCGCGGCGCTATTTAAACACCCGCACAGGCGCACTGTCTGATACTGCTGTGCTGTCGGCTGCGGATCGTGTGAAGACTGGTACGCAAATGAAAATCACAAGCAATGTCGTTGAGTATGAGACGACTGCTGGCAGGGTCACTCATAACATGCGAGAGTTCAACCCAAAGGGATCAACTGAATATTTCACTGCTAGACATGCATGGGCATCTAAACTAGCAACTGCTGATCTTCCAGGAGTTATTGACGCCAAAGATATCTCATTACTGGCTAGGTTGAAGGCGGTAGATGACGAGGAACTGCTGGCAGAAATTATCATCAAGAATGCTGACGGCAGCTATGCTGGCAATGGATTGCAAGCTGGTGAAGTGCTTTTTAATGCACGAGTTGACGGGATTCGAGATACTCTTGCTGCTGGTCAGCAGGATCTGCGAGAACTCGCGTATAAATATGCCACAGATGAGAAGTGGATTGAACGATTGATTGAGACTGAGTTTGGTTCTGCCCTATCACGCATGGATAGTTTGATGGAAAATTCAGGAAGGGATCTTACACAATTCCTACGACGTGAGAATGTCATTGCTTATTATGAGCGCCCACACCAATTCACCGCATTGGAAGGTGCTAGTGAGAATCTTCCATTTGCACAAAAGCGTGAGATGATCTTGGCGCAGGCATCTGCCAATGGCGGACAGTTTGTCACTGGTGAACTGGCGTATGCGTACAGGATACAGAATGCTGATAAGGCACTGAAAAATTCTACTGCTGCTGTCCTTGGCGGCGAAGCTGCTGCTAGTTTGATCCCACTGGCCCAAGATGCTAGCAAACTTGCCAATAGTCTTGGGTCTGGCGCTTCTTTTCTTGGCGCAGCAAACGCAAGCTATGGAGAAGTCCTGAAACTTGCTACTCAAGACATTGGCAAGAAGGTTCATCAGTGGGTCACTAAGGCATCAGATGATGTTACTGCTGCTATGAGTACTGCCAGTACTCGTATCATTAACAACAAGGTTGCTGCTGCAGAGGTTGGAATTGTCACCAATGTACTGCGTAATGATGCTGGCAAATTTGTGGCCATTCCAACTGGCGAGAAGACATTGATACTCAAGGAACTTTCGCGCCTAACAGGAGACAAACTCCGAGAAGCTGAAGCTGCACTTGTTGCGCAAGGGCGCCGCACGAGAATTGAGATTAAAGAAGAAGACGCTTGGGAGTTTTTTGTTACACACCAGAAACTGAATGCTGAACGCGTCAGCAAGCATACTGTTCTTGTCAATGCTCGCGGTATGACAAGCAACAAAGACCCCAACGTATTTTACGCACCGCCTATTGATACAAACTACTTCCAGCACTTCGCATTCGTACGGCCAGTGGACGGCAAAGCTTTTGGAACTAGCGAAGTCTCGATGGTTTTTGGACGTGACGCGGCAGAACTCCAACGTCGCATTGCTGCTGTTGATAAGAACAACTTCGAGGTTATCACCAAAGATGGTAGTGAGCGTTATTTCAAAGCGAAAGGCGAATATGACTTCGACCAAACGATTAACGAGCGCACTATTGACTCTGAGCTTCGTCGTACTGGTGCTCTGGCTAACTTTTTCCCGGAAACAAGGGCGCAGAATATTGTGGAAGATTATCTGCGATTCCATCAAAACCAAGCTACGAAGCTTGTACGGAATGCTGTAGAGAACAACTACGCACAGCAGATTGAAGAGCTTCGGGCGCTTGGTAAGAGTTTTGCAGAAGACGCAACATCTAAATTTTCTGGCACACTGCGCTCTGCCAAGAGCGAGATTGTCAATCCTTATGATGATTATGTCAAGACAATGCTTGATGTCAGCAAGAGAAGCGAATATACGTTCTTCCACCAGGCTAATGAATTTGTTGATGCGCTTGGGACACGAGCATATAGACTGCTGGCAGATGTAACTGGTAAAGCTAGCAAGGGTCAGATTTCTTGGACAGAGGCAAATGCCATTGCTGAGCGCCATGGCATTAGTGGCATGTATTCGTCAGAGACTGATTACTTCCTAAGCAATGTTCCACGCGATAGGAATCTTGTGAAGGAGTATGTAGCCAAGGCAAACACACTGCTTTCCAACCTGGTGCTGCGTTTTGATTTTGCGCAGAGTATCATGAATGTAATCAGCACGCCATTGTTGCTGAGCACTGAAATGGTTAGCATTAGAAATCTTGTTGCAAAGGATGATGCACTTGCTGGGGCTCTTCGTGAGTTAACAGCAGTGAAGGTGCCTGGACAAGATGCTGCTGTGCCAAGTACATTAAAACTCTTACATGGCGCGATCAAAAATTGGTTTGGTCAAGAGCAGGCACAACTTATCAAACGGTACACAGATAACGGTGATATCAAAGCGTCAGCCGCACTTTACCATGAAGCTGTCCGAGACCTGTCACTATCTCCTGATTTCAAAGTGTTTAGTGATAAAGTAAACAAGGTCACCGAGAAAGTAGCGACACTCACAGGCAACAACTGGGCAGAGGATTTCACCCGCTTTGTCAGTGCTGATGTGATGCGACAGGTTACTGAGCCACTGGTCGCGGCAGGAAAACTAGATGTTAGAACTCAAAACGCCTACATCAGTACTTTTGTCAACCGCGTGCAAGGTAACTATATCACCTCTCAGCGGCCCGTTGTATTCCAAGGAGTGCTAGGTGGTGCTATTGGATTGTTCCAGACCTACAGTTTTAACTTACTCCAGCAACTCCTGCGACACGTGGAAGCCGGTGATAAGAAATCTGTAGCAACTCTTTTTGGTATGCAGTCGGGCCTGTTTGGTCTAAATGGCACCCCGATGTTTGACGCGGTTAATACTCACATCATTGGAAATGCTAGTGTCAACCAAGGACACTATGACGCATATTCCATCGCACCGCAACTCCTTGGCAAAGAAGTAGGAGACTGGTTGCTTTATGGCACTGCCAGTGCGATGCCAGGGTTTGGAGATAAGTGGCCAGCGTTGTATACGCGAGGTGATATCAATCCAAGGCACATGACCATCCTGCCAATGACACCAATGCAGGTTCCTGCTATTGATGCCTCAATCCGTGTGGTCAAGAATTTACTGGATGTTGGGGGCAAACTTGTGCAAGGTGCTAACGTCGGGCCTACTTTGCTGCAAGGGCTTGAGCATAATGGTTTGAATCGACCACTTGCTGGTATTGCACAGGTCTTGCAAGGACACAGTACAACTAGCAAGGGCGGGTTGATTTCCGCAAATAGCGATATGGAACTAATTGCAAATGCCAGCCGCATCATTGGAGCAAAACCCATGGATGAAGCAGTTGCACTTAATAACCTGTATCGCATGAAAGCGTATACTGTTGCTGATAACGAACGAATGAGCACTCTTGGTGAGCGAGTGAAGAGTTCACTTGTTGGAAACAAAGTTCCCAGTGATTCCGACTTCTTGCAATTTATGGAAGATTACACCAAGATCGGCGGCCGTGCTGAGAATTTCCACGCCGCCATGAATCGCTGGATGCGAGACGCTAACACCTCAGTAGTGGAGCAAGTACGCCGCAAGCAAAACTCTCCGGAGGCTAGACGACTCAACGAGATCATGGGATCAGTACCGCTTGGAGACTATCGCAGTCAGCCGGAATAATTAAGGAGCATGTCATGACACTTGGAGATTTGGGAAGAAACTTACCAATCGTGAATTCAGATCCCGCTAATCTAGCGTTCTATGATGGTCGCCAGTTTCACAGTTATCTGGAACTGAACATTCCAGCTAGCACAACTCAAGTGATACGCCTTATAACTCCGATTGACATCATCATCACGTGGTTTGAGTTTGCTATTGAGCTTGGACTGCTTAGAGCTGCACTGATCGGCGGCGGTCAAGACTCAGGAGTATTTGGTACCCCACTAAGTATACACAGCGGTAATCAAATGTCACTTGGTGTTAATAGAAGGATTGTAACTATCAATCCTAACGCGGGGTATGAACACCAAGTAGCGCTGGCAACTGGCGGTGGAGTTACTGGGGGCACTGAAGCTGACCTCGTGCGACTGAAAGCAGGCAGCAATGTCAATCGCACCACCAGTGTTATCAACAACCCAATGTACATTCAGGGACTTGCTGCCAGTACCTACCATTTCAAGTTTCAGAATTTGGATGCAGTTGATGCGGTGATAGGTGTTTTTAAGTTTGAGTGGGAAGAGCGACCTGTTGATTAGCCAGTTCTGCTGCCTGTTTTAGTACCAGTTTTTGCTGCTCTAGCTGTTTGTGTTGTTCTTCTCGCAAATTTGCTGCAAATGCTTGAAGCCAGTCTGCCACTCCTAGAGGTCCACTAATGGTGTACGCTTTGGTTATATCACCCCGCTGAACGTTTGTGATATGTTGGGCTTTTAGTATTTGCTCACGAGTAGCAATCATGATGTAATCTCACAAAGAGGAGTGTAAGCGACTCGCTTGTATTGGGAAAAGTTGATACAATGCATGCTCCAGTTATACGACTCACTACAATCCAAGTAGTTCTTGCAAGTACGGCAGTCTGGCTCTTCCATCTCCTTGATCTTGTTGCGGAGTTCTTTGATCGTGGACAGCATCTCCGCTTGGGCCTCT